GCAAGCTCTCGGAACGTGCGTTCGACATTAGTGCGGGTAATTGCTTCTCCCGAACCTTTGTCCTTAGTGTAGTAGCTCACCTCCAGCAAGGTTTGCAAATCGAGGGGTGCGACGTACCTGCCAACCCGCGACTCCCACCGGAACGCCCTTTTCAGGAACGAAATCTCAGTAAGAGTGCGGTATTTGGGCGGATTCTGATCCTCCTTGTCAGCGTCGGTGTATTTCACACCGATTGATGGAGCGGCCGCGCGGAGAGTGTCCATGTTGTATTCCTCCGCAACGGCATCAGACACGTTCAGTACGTTGTCGTCACCGTAGACCTTTGTCTCAACCTCAGACTCATACCGAGTAAGAGCCTCTGTTCTGGTTTCTCCTTCCTTCCGCATGATCTTCAGCCACAAGAGCTGGAAGGTTAGCAGTGAGAAAATGGAGTTCATGATTGAGGTGAGCGGGTTCCCCGAAGGTAGCCCGTGGTCGTTTTGGTAGATGAGATCACCCACCATGCACCGGGGTGCAGCCAGAGTTTCAGCAACACAATGCTCCACTCTGCGAATCGCTGGATCCGTGTGTCCTGCCAGGTTCTGCAAGACGTGCATAACTGCTCGCAACAGCTGCCCACTCTGACTCTGGTCGAAGCCCGAGAAGTCCCCTGCAATGACCTTGTTTCCCTTACGGGTCACATCACGTGCAAGGAAGTCCCATTGAGGGCCAAGCGGGTTGATACCCACTGTGATTCCAGAGACGGTGTGGTGCTCCATCAAGTCAGCCACCACCGTGCCATAAAGGCGACGGATGTTAATGACCTCGTCGACGGATGCTGCTTTGACAAGTCGTGCCTTGCCAGCCTCCACCTTGGACAGCGACCTCTTCTCGTCCTTGAGGAACAGCAGGTATGGGCTCTCCGACGGTTTCCCGTTCTTCATGCCCTCCCACTGTGTCTCCGCAGCTGCAATGAGCTTCAGAGCCTCAGGAGCGTTGAGGGTGTAATCACCATCCGTTCCAAGCGCACCTCTCTTCCCAGGTTTGACACCGGGGTTGTGCAGACCATAATAGCCCGCTGAGGTGGCACGCTGGATTGGCTTCAGGGCTGTACCTGGGACGCCCAGAATCCCCTCCGCTGTGGAGAGGACCTTGCCTCGATTCCTGCACACCTGCAAAAGACGCTTCGTCACAAAATAGACGGCGGCGTCGACATCGCGAGGATCGACGGGCACGTTATTGGCGTGCTCGCCACTCAGAGCGATGTGCAGTGGCACCAAATACTCTCCGTTAGAGTTGGTGAAAGGTGCCAGTGGTGCTGGAACTCTCGTTGGGGCGCCTGCCCAGCCATGCATGTAGCTGGGCTTGAGTGCGCTCTTCGTCACGATAATGTTCGTCTTCGTGTCGGTCTTGACAACGTCCAGACTCATGAAGTTGGAAGCCTCATAGTCCGCGTCTTCGTCAATTGACCGTGCCTCAATGGGCGTGTCGAACTTGGAGCACAACTCAACCAGGTGTTCCTGGCAGACGCGCTGGGCAAATGCAATGCCAGCGGTCCCCTTCCCGGCGTACTTATCACCGGCGGCATGAATGCCCACCAGCTTACGTGCCGGGTTTCCACTCTTGTGGTCCACCAACAGACCGCCACAATCGCCATTCTGTGTGTCGGCCCAATACCAAAACATGCCTCGATGGGTATTGCCCATGACTTTGGCAGTGCTGGTGAAGGACCCCACGACATCATGTTGCTTCATGTAGTCAGGTCTGGGTGGCAGGTAGACGGAGAACGCATGGTCTTGCAACGCAGCGCCTTCGGCTTCCCGCACGAATTTGTCCACGATATCCGCATGATCGGCGACGTACGGGCCACAGTTGACCAGCACGACGTCCTCCGAGGAATCCATACCTGCAATGTTGGCAGGATCCAAGAAGTGTTGGAGCGGAATACGAACCACCTTGTCAGGGCGGCCGTGTGGCACAAAGTGCAGGTTGCCAGAAACAACCCCTGCAGAAGCTTTCGCTTTGATCTGGTGAATGAAATGCTTGTTCATGAGCATTAACTTGCCCTTGACAAACGTCACCTTGCCTGCAGAGTCGTCCTTGAAAGGGTTGGCCTTCTCATTGTACATGTGGTACACGTTGCGCCTGAACACACTCCCTATGTAGAGAGAATCGAACCGGGTTTCACCCCGGGGCGCAGCGAATAGCCACGACTCGTATTTTTGTTCGAGTACGTACTTGGCTTTCTTCCCCTTCAGTTTTGGACCCAGACAGAAGTATGGGTACTCCTTCCACTTGTTCTTGACCATCTCCCGTAGGATCTTGTCCACAATGTGCTTGACATTCGCCGTGCGCATGTTGTTGGACAGGTCGACACCACACTCATTCTCGAGCATGTCGCCTTGGTCTCGCACTCCGAATTGAACGAAGTCGTGGATATCGTGGAACACAAAGTCGGCCGGCATACCAGTGTCTCGCTTCGCCTTACCGAACCAGCCCCTGATGCAATCGAGGGCCTTCCGAATTGGCGGCATGATGATTGGCTCGAGCATCTTGATCACGGTGACCAACATGACGATGAACCTCAGGATCTCAGTCTTGTGTGTGATACCCAAGGACATCAGTTCTTGCCACTGGTACACGACCTCGTCGCGCCACGATTGGAGATACCCGGTTGTCAGCCGTGTGGTCCGACGTGCGCTTTGCTTGGTCCGCGTGCACAAAGATGCTGCTTTCTCAGAAAGAGTGGTCTTGGACCACCATTCACTCCAAGTCATCTTGCGCGTTCCCTTCACTGCATTCATCCTTCTCTGAAGCATGGCATGGTACTCGCGGTCGAAGCGCTCGTCAAGCGTCTCCTTCTTCCCAAATGGCCCAAGCCAGCCTTCATATCCGAGGCGATCCTCCTCTGCCTGGATGTCAGCCAGCTTCTGTGCGGCCTGCGCATGTATTGACTTGTGTAAGTCCGCAGTCCGCTCGCAATGGGCCTGGTAATCCCTCACCAGCTTGTCCTCAAACTCCTGGAAATCAAGGATCTCACACGTCTCCATCTTCTGTTGAGAAATGTCAGTCCATCGTTGGATGTGGAATTCGGACACGTCCGGGTTGAACTCTCCTGTAAGGAGTGATCGGTCCAGACGCCGCTCTTTGAGGGTGCCGTCTCGTGTCTCTGGCGTGCACCAAGATCTCTTCGGGGCCATGATCACAATGTGAGACCACCTTCGCAGGAAGGCCTCTGGCTGAGCGATCTGGAGATCCCAAAACCTGTAAAGGTTGGTGGACCCGAAAATGAACTCGGAAGTGAACGACA